CGGAGTTCCAAGTTAGCAAGCCGTCGAAGTCCGGCAAGGAACCAGTGGGCAAGGAGCCCGTGGGTCTGGAAATCAACCTCGGCAAATAACAACCCGGCCTGACGCTACCCCACCGCAACCATGTCTCTCGTACCTAACTCCCGCCCGCAGATTAAGCGGGATGCGCTAGTCGCTCTCATCAAAAAGGCGTACCCGAAGGAAACCGCTAACGGGCTTCCTGACTTCCTCATCGTCGGCTATCCCGCCTATTACCGGGACAGTATGGGGGCAAACGGGAAGAACGACCGCGGTATCTTCGATGATGCTGTATTCCTCCTAACGCCTAACACGTTCGCCGCGTTCAACGGCAATACCGACCCTTCTGCTTTCCGCGAGGGCATCGCTACGCTGCAACCCGGCTGGTATCCCGTCTATCAATTCAGCATCCACGGCGGTGCGTCCGCTCAGTATCCTGCAATCTGCCAGCGTAAGGGTCCTGTTATTGTGCGCCGCGACGGCACGGACTATGTGAAGGAAGGGGTTAGTGATCGTCGCGGCTACTGCCTCGGCGGAGGTTTGTGGCGGGGCGAGTTTGGAATTAACATCCACCGCGGCGGGCGAAACGGCACCTCCTCTCTCGGGTGTCAGACTATCCCACCCGCACAGTGGGACGCGTTCTACACCCTGGCAAAGTCGGAAGCCGTTAGGCTCTACGACAAAAAGTGGAACACGGTTCCCGTCACTTACTGCCTGCTGCCCTATCAGGACTGACAGAAAATTTGCATTTCGTGCAAACTATTGACTAGCCCGTTCCTCGGTGCAATTATCCTCACAGCTTTGACGCTAGCGAAACCGATGGGAGTACCGGGCGAGACAAGCAAAAGTCCAACCTAACAATCCCACTATAACACACCCATGAAATTGACTAACGCTCAACGCAAGCGGCTCGCCGTCTTGCTCGGAAAAACCGCCCTGCAAATGTCCGCCGATGAAGTGTCGGAACTCGCTACGCTCAAGGCCCTCGCCGCCGAAGACAAGGTCACTCTTGACGAAGCCTTCGTCAAGGAAGCCCTCGCTCTGGAAGACGACGGTGACACCGCCCTGACTGCTGACCAGCTTAAAGGCATGGTCGCTAGCGCCCTGGCGGATACCCTCGCCTCTAAAGGCATCGACCAAGACGCCATCATCAAGGCAGTGGAAGACGCTAACAAAGGCCACGTCAAACTCGCCGACATTCAGACTGCCGTCAAAAACGCCCTCGCCGCCTTCACGCCCGCTAACACCGCAACGGAAACTGCGGATGCTATCAAGGCCGCTGTCGCCGAAGCGCAGAAAGGTGCCCTGACTGCCGACCAGCTTGCTAGCGCTTTCGAGCGTGCCCTGACTTCTGCGGGTCGCGTGTCCGCCAAGAACGTGTTCCCTACCGACGGTGCAGGCGACACTGACCTTGTGGCACACCGCGCCGGGAACCTAACGGTTGCGGGCAAGGAACTGCTCAACGTCTGCCTCGGTCTTCCCCAGCAGAACGGCATCGACGCCAAGCTCTTCACCCGTGCTACGGCTCGCGGCAGCAAAATGCTCGACAACGTCCGCACAAAGACCCTAACCACGGGCGGCGCGGGTACGGGGGCAGAACTCATTCCGTCCGACCTCTCTAGCGAACTCCAGATGCGGCTGTATCTTGAGAGCGCCCTAGCAGCGGCGATGATCGGTCAGGAAATCAACATGCCGACCGACGTTTACAAGATGCCGCTGAAGACCGCGCGGACAGCATTCCGTAAGGGCTCGGAAGCGCCAGGGAGTGATCCTGCGAGCAGCGAGCCGGGGACGGGTCTGGTAACGCTGGACGCGCAGAAGCTCATCGGGATTGCTGACTACTCCTACGAAGCGGACGAGGATTCTATCATCCCGATCCTGCCTATGCTTCAGGACGACTTGGCTAGCGGCGCGGCAGATGCGCTTGAAGACGCTATCATCAACGGGGACGTCTCCGCAACGCACCAAGATACCGACACGCAAGCCGCTGCTGGCACGGCTACGCTGCCAGCCCGGCTATTCTCGGGTTTGCGGAAGTATGCTATCGCGGGTAGCTGCACTACGTCGTGGCTTACTAACGGCGTTATCGAGTCTAATATCCTGGCTACGCTTAAGGGCATGGGCAAGTACGGGATCAAGCGCTCCGATCTTCTGCTCGTCTGCGGCCCTCGCGGGTACAACGACCTTGTGGGGCTGACGTCTACGCTGACGGTGGAGAAAGTCGGAAATCCTGCTCTTGCTCGCGTCCTGACGGGTGCGGCTGGCGTGATCTTCGGCGTTCCTATCATCGTCTCCGAGCGGAATCGTGAAGACCTGACCGCAACGGGTGTCAACGGTGCTAGCGGCAACACCCGCGGCTCTATGCTGTTCATCCACAAGCCTAGCTGGTATCTCGGTGTCCGCCGCGGCTTCACTGTCGAAACGGATGCGGATAAGAAAAAGCAGGTCAAGAGCGTGATCGCTTCGTTCCGTCGGGCCTTTGTGCCGCGGGAAACCACCTCTGCTACGGTGCCTAACGTCCGTCTGGCCATCGACTACGCCGCCTGAGTTTCTGGGGTATGAATGCGGTCCCGCCCTTGGATTTCCGGGGGCGGGACTTTCGTTTGCAACGCTTGCACTCCTGCGCTAGTATGGCCCGCGGCTAACCGCTAAACTACTAACCAACCCCACTATGCCTAGAACATTCACCTATAAAGGACACCCAATGCAGGTAGGACGCTTTGGCGATCTTAAAGCAGGCGACCAAGTCGATCTCTATCTCGATGAGGAGCTATCCGTTATGGATAGCGATCAGTTTGAGGCTCTAGTTGAGCAGCCGCTGCCTAGCAAAATTGTGCCGCTACGCGCCCGGTTTGTGTACGACCTGCGGAAAATCGACTGGAGCCACCGTCACGCGCCTAACACCCTACGGGAGATGCCGCGCCATCTACTGATGAACGTCCTAGTGGCGATGAATGAGCTAGGCGTTTCTGTGGATGCTTTTGAGTCTATGTCCGTTGATGCCATCGTGGATAACATCCGCCGTGCGGCTAGGGCTCACGGCTGGGATACGTTATCTCACGGTGAACGGTTAGCCTGTCCTGACGCCTCGGACGAGGATACGAACGAGGAGAACGAGGAAGACGACGAGCCTAACGGAGAGGACGACAAGGAGCCTCAGGGCGAGAAGGCGGCGGAGGAAGGGGACAAAGAACCGTCTGCCGATGACGAGGAAGACGCGGAAGAGGACGAAGGAGACGAAGACGAGGATGACAAGGAACAGCCTAGCGAAGAGGTTCCTGCCGCTCCCGCCGGACCTGCCCGCAAACGTGCCGCTCCCGCCGCAAAGAAAGCCGCTAAGCCTAGCAAGCCATGAACCGCGCCACCTTCGACAGATGGCTCAAGGAACTGCCTAACTTGTCACTGGACGAGAAGGCGGTGCTAGTCCAGCAGTACGAGCAGGGCGGCAAGGTGGCAGAGGCTGCGGTGCGTACCGTTCAGCAGAAGCTAGTTGCCGCGCCGCAGACAAAGCCCGCCTCGCCATTCGCAAGCAAGTAACCTAACCGCCAGACCCTATGCCTCTTCAACGACCCTACTGCTCTATGATTCAACTCCGCAACTTCATCGGCAACGATGACCCGGAGCTTGAACTGAAACTGGAGGAAGCGATCAACGCCGCTAGCCGGATGGTCGATCAGAGGCTAGGGTCCAGCGTGTGGTTTCAGAACTACTCCGCTAGCTTCTACACCGTGGACCCGCGGGACAACATTGGCGCGTTCATTGTCCTGCCCTTCCCAATCATAACGCTAACGGAACTCACACAGGACGGGGAGGCACTAACCGGAGGTGCCTACGGCGAAATCGAAGATGCCGACTATACTTTCACAGTAGGCACCCGCACTATCAATTCGGCGGGCGGGTTCACGGGGGTTATCAAAATCAAAGGGACGTTCGGTTATGCGCTGGACGAGAACGATCCTGACAACCTGCCGCCGCCCACCCTGCATCCTGACATCAACGACGCTGCTATCAAAATCGCAGCAGCACTCAGCGGCTTGTGGAAAAAGACATCCCGCTCGTTCGGCGGGGAAAACGAAGCGGTGCTAGTGCAGGCAGTGCCTAACGACGTTCTGGCCCGCCTCCGCAACATGCGCCTAACTTCCCACCGCCTCTAACCGTGGGCTTTATCCGCATAGAGACTAGCGTACCCGCTACGCTGAAAAAGCTCAAGCGGCTGCGAAAGGCCCTAACGCCTCAGGTGCAGGACAGCATCCTGCAAAAATCCGCGTATCTGTGGCATGCTAGGATGGTCATGGCTACCCCTAAGCGGTGGACGGGGCAGACCCGTAAAATGTGGCGCGTGATCCCGATGCCCTCTAGCAGAGGGTCAGGGTGGACGGTGGTCAATACCTCAAAGGTTATGGTCTTTCTGGAGCGCGGCACAAAAGCTCACGGCCCGAAGAACGCCAAGCGGCTATTCGTGCCCCTAACGCGCCGCGCCGCCATGGCAGGCCCTCGCGTTGTGGTGGCGGAGCTAATAGCGGCTAGGCAGGCAAAGCGCCGCCCCAAGTACCGGGTAGGCAAGGACTTCGTATTTGCTAAGCGGGTGCGGGGAATCCGTGCCATGTGGATCATTCGCCACGCCTTGCCTTTCATGCGGACCACGACGAAGATGGCGATGCGTCAGTTTATTCAAGCTGTGCTAGACTCTCCATGAAAGACTCCATCCCTCCCGTAAAAGACTTCGCCGTCTACAACGCACCGCTAGCGTGTATCTTCAAACGCCTAACACGGGAGCATGCGGCAGGCGGGATGCTAGCCGGAATGAAGCTCCCGAAAAAGTCCGGCGTGTCAGGCTCCAGCGTGCTTTTTGCAAGCAGTGCATTTGAGCAGATCGACGAGGCGCACCTTCCTTGCGTCCGGTATCGCGGCACCCTAACCTCTGAGGCGAAGAGCGCTATGGGCGGGGCGTTAGGGCCTACGGCTCCGAAGCAGGCGCGGCTGGACGCACCTGTTACTCCGACTCGTCAGATTCAGATTTCGGTTATGACTTCCATCACCGCGGGTATCCTTAACCCTCGGCCTGACATCGCAGGCTCTAAGCCGGGGCACGAAGATTGGGTTGCGCTAGTGCTAGACGCTATCGAAACGGGGGACGACCAAAGGCCGGACGCTACGCTAGACAAGTCCACGCCGTTCCCTATCTACTTCTCCATCGGTCTGCCGGAGGTGGAGTCTGAAGTGTACTACGAGTCGATCATCACGATAACGGTAGCAGTCCCCGCCATGTACCGGGCGCAGAGGCACAACACGCTTTGCCAGGAGGAGTGAGTTCCGGGTATTGACAGGGCGACCCCTTTGTGGTTCTGTCAGGGCACACCAACCTACTCTAACCCTACCTAATTATGGCATGCGCTCTTCTCGTTTCTGTCGGTTCGTCTCCTCCCATCTTCGGGGTGCCTGACGAAGAACTCGCGCTCAAGACCCAGAGCGTTACCTTCACGCTAGACAGCGACCTGAAGGAGATCAAGAACGGTTGCGGTGAAACTTGCAACGCCGCGTTCTATAACCGAAACAACTCCGTGCAGGTCACAGGCTACGGTGTTGTCGGGACTACCGCTGACGACGTAGGCGACATAGTTACCCTAGCAAATGCTGCGGTGTTTGCCGGAGAGTTGATCGTGGGCACGCTCTACATCAAGAAAATCCAAGTCTCGCTCAATAACGAAGACTACGTTCAGACCACCGTGGATCTTGTCGGCTGGGACGGCATCGGAGTCTAACCGCTCACAAACCCTAACTTCGCCGGGTGCTAATTCCCCGGCCTAGCTTATGTCTCAACATTCTCGTGAACAGAACGCGGCGGCTCGCGCCACCACCATCGCTAAGCAGAACCCCTGCACGGTCACAGACCTTGTGCTAGCATCCGCCCTCCTAGCGGTAGGCGTGCCGCAGGTGGCCGCTCCCAAACTAATCGCCTTCGGCAATGGTCGCCGTCAGGCGATTTTCACTTTTGCAGGTAGCGACCCCGAGCGGATTATCGACACCCACGCCGCGGCTAAGGTAGCCTCAACGGACCCCTACGCCTACATCGCTAACAACCCGATGTGCCCGCTGTCCTTTGCGCTAGCAGCGATCATTCAGTACGCGGACACCGCACGGCAGTTCGAGACTAGCCGCCCCACCATTCCGATGACTGCCCCCGGCAAAGGCTTGTCCGCGGTGCTATGGGTCACGGAAGGCTCGCGCAAACACCTAGCCGCGCAACGCCGCGGCATGATAGCCGCACCCGGCAGGGTAGAGCCTAGCCCACTTCAGACGCGAGTCTCCGAAGGGGCTATAGAACCATCTTCCACTAACCAAACCACCGCCTAACATGTCTTACACTGCCACCCCTCTAGCCCGCCGCCCTTCTAAGAAACCCGGATACTCCCGACTCCCTGCGGAAGTGGCAGTGCCTGCCGCCCCCGAAGACAAGGAGCTAGACGCCATCATGGGCGACTCGGCATCCGCAAGCTCCACAATCCCTGACGCGGATGCCGCGGCACTGCTAGTAGGCTCGGGCTACACAGACGGGATCGACGGCAGCGGGTGGGTGATTGCAGGCTTCCACCTGCGCCTGCTTTGCCTAGCCGACCTGATGATCCTGCTTCGTCAGCACAACCCGCTTGTAATGGGCACCGATGTCGAACTAGCCGACAAGCTCCAAGCCGCGTGCGAGGTGCTGCACCTTTGCTCGCAGCCCACTAGCCGCGATGCCGTCAAGTCAGCAAACTCCCCTAGCTTTACCGAACTTGTGCTAGCAGTGGCGGAGGCTATCCCTTACGGGCCGGAATCTTTCGAGGTGCTAACGGAAGTCATGGAGTATCTTCAGGCGGGCGGCGCTACCCGCGTCTCTGCTAGGAACCCGACTGTGCCGGGGCTTCCACCGTCTGCGGAGGGAAACGACTGCCCGCCCCCTGGCCAATCAGTCTGATTGTGTCAGTGCGGGCGGTTAGCGGACTAACTCAGGAACAAATTCTGCATGATATACCTCTAGCCCTAGCTTTTGCCTACGAACACGCCTATCTTGCTTCTCAAGGAAAAATCTGCCGACCTATCACTGACACCCTATGAGCGCATCCGAAGCTAACGTAGCCATCGACTTCCTCAGTAACCCTGACGATACGCTAGACGCCCTAGCCAAGATCGAACAGGGGTTGCTGAAGGTTCAGCAACGGATGGGGATGATGAACAGTCAGTTCCAGCGGCTAGCGAAGAACCTGCCTAGCGCTGAAATCTCCAAGCGCTTCGACGCTATGGCGGCGGCGTCGAGCAGGTTCACGGCCAAGATGACGGCTAGTGCAACGGCTGCAAACCAGCTAACCGCCGCGGCAGGAAAGACGGCAGCGCTGGAGCAGGCCCTGACCACTATTGCACAGACCCTCCAGAGTGTAACCGCTAACGCTAACAGGGCGGGCCGCACGTTAGACTGGATGGCGCGTCAGGCAAAGCAAAGCACTCAGTCGGGAAACCGGGCTACTAGCCGAGCTA